GGAGATTTTCAAGTAGATGGTACGACGACGACAGTTAATTCAACGGTTACAACAGTGGATGATCCCATCATCACTCTTGGTGGCGATACTGCTCCTGCTAGTGATGACAATAAAGATCGTGGTGTTGAGTTCAGATATTACGATAATCAAGCAAGAATTGGTTTCTTTGGATATGATGACTCATACACCGACCTCGGAGGACACGTCGGAGGATTCACATTTTTACACAACGCCACAAATACTTCAGAGGTCTTTAGTGGAACAGCGTCAGGTATAACTGCAGGTAACTTAAAACTTACAACAAATACAAACTCAACATCTAATACTACTGGAGATTTGGTAGTTGCAGGTGGTGCAGGTATAGGAGATGATGTTAATATTGGTGGTCTATTAGATGTTGATGGTACATTTAGAGCAAATAGCACATCTAGATTTGATGATAATATTGTATTCCAAGGTGCTTCTAAGACCTTAGAACTTAAGAACGGATCAGGAACTACTAAAACTACACTTCACACTACTACAGGTAATGTAGAAATTGGTGGTATCTTAACAAATACTGGTGCTATTGATGCAAACAGCACTTTAAATGTTGCATCCACAGTACGTTTTGAAGACACAGATGAACCAACTGTTGCACAGAATGGTGGAACTGGTCTTTATGAAATTCAATCAAATGATTATGGTGCATTTAGATTTGATGGTGGTGGATATATTGAAGGTGATACAGTATTCAACAGCGATGTTTTTATTAACGGTGTTCTAAACCAAAGAGATAGTGCTACAGAATCATTCGGTAATAGAAACTATCTAAACATCAGATATAAATTACGTTCTGGTTCAAGTGCAGCGTATACTCCTTCATATGCATCTGATAATACCTCTAACTTGAGAATCTTTGGTGGTGCAGGTATTCAAACTGATCTCCATATTGGTGATGATCTTTATATTGGTAAACTAAACTCTGGTGACAGTGTTTCATTCCAAGTATTAGGAGAGTCAGGTAATACAACTACTCAAGGAACATTAACAGTAGAAGGTCAAACAAATATTAATGACTCTCTAATTGTTAATGCTTCTAACGAAAACTTTAAGATTCAAAATGGATCTGCTGCAGATAAATTTACAGTTGATACTGATAATGGTAATACTGTAATTCAAGGATCATTAAATGTTAATGGTGTAACTGATATTGACGCAGACTTTGCAGTCAGAAATGGAACGACTGATAAGTTCTTCGTTGATAACGTAACTGGTAATACTAATATTGAAGGTACACTGACTGCTGATGGTCACACAGAATTAAATTCAACACTTAACGTTGATAGTAATACAACTCTTGGTGGTACACTGACTGTTGCTAATAACACAGAAATCAATGGCACCTTAGATGTTGATGCAAACTTTGCAGTCAGATCAGGTACAACTGATAAGATGACTGTTGCTTCTTCTACAGGTAACATAGCAACTGATGGTACACTAACAGTTCAAGGTGAAACACAGATCATTGACTCTCTTATTATCAATGCATCTAACGAAGAGTTTGCAGTTCAGAATGGTTCTGGAGTAGATAAGTTTACAGTCGATACTGATAACGGTAATACAATAATCCAAGGTCAAGTAACTGTAGCAGGTGCTACTCAAATCAACAATAGTCTAGGAACGACTGGTGTAAATACGCTAACTAATAATAGCGATCAAACACTGACAGGATCTTATAGTGCTGATGGTGCTTTAAGACTTACTGGTGGTGCAGGTATCGGTAAGAACCTTGCTGTTGGGCAAGGACTAAGAGTCTATGGTGCTACTGAACTTACAGGTGCACTAGATCTTAATAACAATGCTGACATATCAGGAACATTAACAGTCTCTGATCAAACCATTGTTAAGGCAGATAATAAGTTCTTCAAAGTTCAAACTGCTGCAGGTGTTGACAAGTTTACAGTTGACACTGATAATGGTAATGTCGTATCACAAGGTGAACTAACTGTAGCAGGTGATGCTGCACTTCAGTCTGACCTTGTAGTCACAGGTAATTTAACAGTCAATGGAACAACAACAACAGTTAACAGCACAGTCACTACTATCGATGACCCTATTATTACTGTTGGTGGTGACACAGCACCCGCGTCTAACGATGGTAAGGATAGGGGTGTGGAGTTTCGCTACTACGACGGTTCTGCTAAAATTGGTTTCTTTGGTTTTGACAGATCCTCACAAGAATTCGCATTCCTAACTAGCGCAAGTAATAACTCAGAAGTATTAAATGGTACTGACGGTGCATTAAGAGTCGGTTCTATTCATGTTACAGGTGCAGGTACATCTGTTGACATTGATAATAACTTAAATGTTGATGGTACAGCAACAGTAGATGGACAGATTATATCTCAGGTATCATCTGGTCCTGCTCTTGTTATTCCTACAACTGACAAGATTAACAATCTAAACGCAGACTTACTAGATGGTATGACAACTGCGACTGCTGCAACAGTCTCTACAGTTGTAAATCGTGACTCATCTGGTGACTTTGCTGCTAATCAAATCACTGCTGCTAGTGGCACAGGATCTGGTGCAGGTTTCTTAGGTAACGCATCTACTGCTGATGCATGGAAGACTGCTAGAACATTCACCCTTGCAGGTGTTGTTCAAGGTTCTGTATCTGTAGATGGTAGTTCTGCTCCAACTATTAACACAACATTTGTTGATGCTGATAGCACTGGTCTTGCTGCTATGTCTGGAACTGGTTATGTTGTAAGGACAGGAACTGGAACTTATGCACAAAGAACATTTGCTGTTACAGCGTCGTCAGGTATTACATTAACAAATGCTGACGGTGTTTCTGGAAATACTACAATCAACGTTGCTTCATCAGCGTCTAACTCTGCTAATAACTTAGTTTTAAGAGATGCATCTGGTAACTTTGCTGCAGGAACTATTACTGCAAACCTTACTGGTCAAGTATCTGATATCAGCAACCATGACACTGGTGATCTTGCTGAAGGATCTAACCTTTACTTCACTAACGAAAGAGTAGATGATAGAATCAATGCTCTTATCACAGCAAGCACTGGTATTACTAAAGTTTATGATGACACTGCTAATACATATACACTATCCGTAACACAGTCAGATATTAATACTGACAATGTAACTGAGGGATCTTCAAATCTCTTTACTACTGCTGCAAGAACCAGAACTCATTTTACATATGGTAATGGTATTGCACTCGCAGGATCTGGTGAACTATCTGTAACTCAGTCTCAAATCAATACTGATAATGTAACAGAGGGATCAACTAATCTGTTCACCACTGCTGCACGAACAAGGACACACTTTACTTACGGAACAGGTATCGAGTTGTCTGGTAGTGGTGCACTTTCTGTTACTCAGGGAGATATCGATACTGATAATATAACTGAAGGATCAACAAATCTCTTTACAACTGCTGCAAGAACAAGAACACACTTCACTTATGGACAAGGTATAGGAATTACCGCAGGAGGAGAACTCGGTGTTGACTTTAGTGAGTTTGATACTGATAATATTACAGAAGGTTCAAGCAAATTATTCTTTACTAATACTAGGGCAGATGCAAGAGTTGCTGCTGCAACAGGTGCAAACTTAGATCTATCCAGTAAGTCTACTTCTGATCTTTCTGAAGGAACTAATCAATATTATACAGAAGCAAGAGTTCAAGCAAAACTCGACAATGCATTTGAACAGTTAAGTGCAATGTTAAACAACCTTGCTTCAGCAACTACACTTACACTAGGACTTAGTGGAGACCCAACACCAGGTGCAGTTGTTACAACAGGAGTCAGTGTTGGTGGTGGCGGGGGATTCACAGGAGCAACAGCAGTTGCTACCTCTGGAGGAACTGGATCAGGATTGACTGTTAATACTACAGTTGATGCTGATGGAAACATTACTGCTGCAGCAGTAAATGCAGGTGGTTCTAACTATCTGATTTCTGACACTGTTACAATCACTAATGCTAATGCAGGTAAAGTGTTATCACTTAACTTGGCAACATTGGCAGGTGGATCAAACTATGTTACAGGAACTGCTCTAGCAACGACTGGAGGTTCTGGATCTGCGAGTTTGGTGGTAAATATTACTGCATCTGCAGGTGCGATTACCAACGTTACTATCAATGATGGTGGTACTGGTTATGCTGTCGGTGAAACAATCACTATCGTTCAACCAACTGGTGCTGACGGATCAAATCCAGGATCAGGCGGTACAGTTAACGTTGCTTCCGTAGCAACTAATGCAACTCTAACTCTTACTGACATCACAACGATGGAAGTTGGAGCAACAGTTACTGGTGCTACTTCTGGTACCACAGGTGTTATCACTGCTCTTGGAACTAACCAAATCACTGTTAATACTGTTGACGGATTCTTCAAGAAAGGAGAGGTCGTCAGTGCTAATGATGTTTCTACTTTGACAATATCCTCATTCAGTTAATAAGTTATGTCAGCAACTAGACCCGCAAGTAAAACAGAACTAAAGAACTATGCTCTTCGTAGACTAGGATATCCTACGATAGATATCAACGTTGCGACTGAACAACTTGATGATTTAGTCGAAGAGGCCATTGACTTTTATCAGGAATACCATTACAATGGTAGTTATAAAACCTTTATGAAAATAGAGGTTACTGATGCAATTAAGACTGCAGCACAAGGAACTTCACAATCAGGTTCTACAGCGTGGTATGAGTTAGACAACTATGTTGATCTACCACCAGGAACTCTAGGAGTGAACCATGTATATTCTCAGATTGGTGCTTCTAGTATCGTACCTGGAAATATTTTCAATATTAAGTATCAAATCTTTTTGAATGATATCTATGCTATGACGCATGGAC